AAATTGCCAGAATCAATATCTAATGCAAAACCAATTATGTCATTAACAGCAAATGTCAATCCTGTTGTAACATCTGTATCCCAAACAACTGTTTTAGTGCCTTGTCTAATAGCCGCGCTATTGTAGTAAACTAATGCTAATTCAGTATAGTTTCCTAGCTCCTGTGTCGTTGACCACCCTGCTACTAAATTATTTGCATAAGCAAGTATCCTTAATTCATAATACCACTTTCCAGAAGAAACAGCGTGTGTTCCAAAAACATTGTCATTATTGAAAGTACCAAGCCACTTTAAATTTCCTTCAGACAAAGAGCCACTAGAAGATGCACCTGCATTTAAAGTTAGGTTATTAAGAATACAATAATTATTTGTAGGGCTGTCTGATATAATGTCAAAATCTTCAAGACTTACTGGCGTCCAATCGTGAGAATTACCAGAGGAATCTTCATAATAAGCATTATCTAGTGATGCAATGGAGATACCACTTAGAGTGAAGGTTGGATAGTTATATCCGGGATACCTTTTATGCATAATGTAGATTCTTTTAACATTTTCCGTAGATGCACCTGTCGTTAGGTATGAACCGTATAACGTACTAAACAAACGAAGTTCTGACCCTAATCGTTCTATAATTATATACTGACTAGATATGGATAAACCAGCCGTAGGCCCCGCTATAGTATGACCTCCCCAAGAAATTTGTTGAGTATTGGAGTTATTTACATGACCATCTGAAAAATAAAAAGTAAATATTGTATTATCACTGGCATCTGTTAAATAAATTTGTGTTAGGTGTAAATCCGAAGATACATTTCCAACACTTAGGGTATCTATAATAAAACGGAAGTCTCCTATATTATGACTAGATACATCTGTATATATATTAGGACCTCCATAAACACTGCCTCCACTGGCTCCACTACCATAGCTGGTTACGGTAAGATTGCCACTACTTACTCCCATGCTACCAATTTCTTCATTAGTCCAGTCATCAATATTATCCGCAAAGTCATCTGAAAATTTTGTTGTAACAGATGATGGACTAAATTGTAATCTGTAACCTTGTGAACCAAATGTTAAACTAGAGGTATCTTTCGGAACCCAAACCCCATTCTTAGTTTCGGCAAAGCTAGTTGGGTCAAGAGTTGTGCCGTCAATAAAATTTATTTCAGCCATATAACCGTGAAGATAGCCATTACTATTATACCTGTAACGTCCTATGTTATGCTCTACTGCGGCACTTAACCCATAATTTACATCTGTAAAAGCAGTGGTGGTGGTTAAATCAGTCTGCTGAGTTCCATTGATGTATATTCTCATTTTGTTTGCGGTTGTAGAATTATCCGCATCTGCACTAACAACAACATGATACCAAGCACTCGTGTCACGAAATACGGCATTTGTGTTAAATCTATGACTATAAACGCCATAGTTAGCATCGTTATAAACATATAACTTATCATCAGTGCTAAAATATATTATGAAAATACCATTACTACCAGTCGACACAGTTCCAGAAGAAAGCAAACATTGAAAAGTGCCTACTGCACATTTTTTTACCCACGCACTAAATGTCCAATGCTTTCTGTCTCCTTCACTGGCTGGGGTTCTACTTAAATACGTTGAACTTCCATTAAAACGCAAAGATTGGTCAATGGGAAACTCATAAAAACCTGCACCGCTGTCCCCACCAGCCGCTATATTTAATAAGCTACTCATGATACATTCAATGCCCTTCCTATTTCAAACATATTTGTTCCATTGCTAACAAACACTAAGACATCTCTAGCACTTGCATCTGTGGTTAAGGTAGGAGCAGAACCACCTACAAATTTATAGTTGCTGTTAAAGGTAACTGTTCTAGAACCAGTGCCATCCTGTATTATAGATATAACGTACACCCCACCATCTATCTGATTACTGGCCGCACCCAATGTTCTGTTACCACCAAGCGTTACACTCGTTACTTGATTAGCACTTGCATCCCAAGATATTGTAGAAGCATCAGTAAGTGTGGTTGCATTAAAATTCTGCGTTGCTGTAAACTCTTGTGCTGTCTTGAGGTTAGCCATAGCATAACCCCCTGCTTGTGAGTTATCGTGGACAACCATTGTATCCTTATCGGTATCGACAGTAACTTCTCCGACAGCCCCTGTAAAAGAACTGTGTTCAGATGTTGTCCCTCTTCTGAATTGTATTTGAGTAGCCATTAGGTTATCGCTCCGTAGTCATTAGTGGCTGTTACTGCCCCTGTAATTAATCCATAATCTATCTGGGTACGGTCATCGTTAAATATACTTAACGGTATTTCGTTAGCTGCTTTGCGTCTATCTGCACCGTTGTCTAGTACAATAAACTCATCAGTACCAACCATAGTTTGAGTCATATCTGTAAGTTCGGACAAATCTACAGCTAATGTTACAGCACCTGAAGAACCACCACCTGATAAACCAGTTCCTGCTGTTACACCAGTAATATCTCCTGTATTCGTTGTGTAGCCAAAAGAGGTTATTCTGTCATTTATTGCGGCACTAGTCATAAGTGTTGTGTCGTTATCTGCGAACGACTCAGAACTTGTTGTTAAACTATCTGCCGCCAGTTCGGAAACAGTAAGACCCGACACATTTAACGTCACACTGCCTGAAGAACCACCCCCCGATAAACCTGTTCCTGCAGTTACACCAGTGATGTCACCAGTATTTGTTGTGTAGCCGAAACTCTCAATACGGTCATTTATGGCCGCACTGGTCATCAATGTGGTATCATTGTCTGCGAATGACTCAGAACTTGTTGTAACTGCGCTACCCGCTAATTGACTAACTGTAATACTGCCAAGTGTACCACCTAGTGTTAAATTCCCACTACTTGTAACCGTACCTGTTAAAGTAATCCCGTTTACTGTTCCTGTAGTGCCAACTGACGTAACTGTACCTGTAGTTGTAGAATACCCGAATGACTCTATCCTATCATTAATAGCGGCACTAGTCATTAGAGTGGTATCGTTGTCAGCAAATGATTCTGAACTTGTTGTTAAGCTATCTGCCGCTAATTCAGAAACGGTAAGCCCTGATACGTTTAATGTTACACCACCAGAAGAGCCACCCCCAGATAATCCTGTACCAGCAGTTACCCCTGTAATATCTCCTGTATTCGTTGTGTATCCAAATGATTCTATGCGGTCATTGATAGCGGCACTAGTCATTAGAGTGGTATCGTTGTCTGCGAATGATTCCGCACTAGTTGTTAGAGCTGACCCTGCAAGTTGACTTACAGTTATACTACCAAGCGTACCACCTAAAGTTAGGTTTCCGCTACTTGTAACTGTGCCAGTTAAGGTAATACCATTTACTGTTCCTGTAGTACCGACAGATGTAACTGTGCCTGTAGTGGTGGAATATCCAAATGACTCTATCCTGTCGTTGATAGCCGCACTAGTCATCAGCGTTGTATTGTTGTCTGCAAATGATTCTGAACTGGTTGTTAAACTATCTGCGGCTAATTCGGATACAGTTAAGCCAGACACGTTTAATGTTACAGAACCACTACTACCACCACCGCTTAAACCAGTTCCAGCCGTAACCCCAGTAATATCTCCAGTGTTAGTTGTATAACCAAAACTCTCTATTCTATCATTAATAGCCGCACTAGTCATCAGTGTTGTGTCGTTGTCTGCAAACGATTCCGCACTGGTTGTTAAGCTGTTTGCGGCTAATTCAGAGACGGTAAGACCAGACACGTTTAGTGTTACACTCCCAGAATCTCCTCCACCAGATAGTCCCGTACCAGCCGTAACCCCTGTTATGTCGCCTGTGTTGGTTGTAAATCCTGCATCGTTATCAAAAGCGGATAACCCAATTTCACTTGCGGCTTTACGAGACTCAGTTGTGCCGTTCTGTAAGATAAACTCCGTTGTGCCAGAAACATCTCCTGTCATGTCTGTTAGTTCGGAGAAATCTAGATTTAGTGTTACTGTGCCACTAGAACCGCCACCGCTAAGACCAGTACCTGCGGTTACTCCTTCTATGTCACCTGTTGAACCCGTTGCTACTGCCGTAACTCTACCTTTAGCATCAAGAGTGATGGTATCTATTTTTGTTCCGTTAGCAGTCGAACCGTATGTAGCCGCTCCTGCACCGCCATCAGGAAGTCTATCTTCAGGTAACGTACCACTGGATATTTCAGAGGCATTCAAACTGGTTAGATTGCGCCCATCTAATGCAATTATATGCCCACTCGCATCTCTAAACACTGCCTTCTCTGCTGGCTGTGTTACAAAGATATCTCGTGTCCCAGACCCCCAGTTTACAGCACTGTCAGAATTACTAGACTGAAGTATAGTTGTACGAGCGAGTGTCGTACCACTTGCTGTATATGTACCTATACCCACCTCAAAGTCTGTACCGTCCGTACAGCAATAGTAGGTGGTGTTCCCGTTACCAATAACAGAAAAAGCCTCAAAGCCAGTAGACGCACCCCCAAGAGTGTACGTACCCGTGCCTGTGGTGGTAGTCGTTTCTTTTATTCTATCAGCAACAACAAGTGCCATAGTTATTATGCCTCAGTGATAGTTATCGAATCTGCAGCAAAGCGTAGAGTGTCCCCATCTGCTATAGTCTTAGATGCTGTTAAAGCACCGTAGTATAGCATGTTACCACTAGAAGAAGCGTCCCATATACCAAAGTGAGTTACTGTTCCAAAGTTTCCACCACTAGCTGTAAACTCTTCTACAGAGCTGTTAGTAGCTGTGCCGTTAGTGGCGTGTGCCGCATTGAAAGTTATTACTTGACGTGAATAGCCGTTACCTGACAATTCTGTTCCAGAAGCATCATCTGTTGGATTGGCAGTGTGCAGAGACAGATACACGTTACTAGGTGCGGATGTAGAGGATGTTCCTAAGAAGTGGTCTAACACCCTTTTCTCCAAGTAGTCGGATTTTGCAGACATAGTTTACTCCTTATCTATATCGTTTTGTTTTAGCACGTATCTTTTTAGGCTGTTTGACGTGCTGTTTACCAGCCTTAGTTCCTTTTCTTTTAGCACGCGTGGTAGCCGCGTACTCCTGTGGCGACAACGCCTTGATAGCTGCTGTCGGTAGATACCGTTCTCCAGTTTTACTGGACGGTTTCCCACTCTTCGTTCTCCATTTCTGCTTTGTCCAGTTCTTTAAAGAACGTTGGCTCTTTTTTAAGGCCATTTTCTTTCTCCACCATCTTCATTACATACAGTAAAGTTTGTTCGCGAGACTCATCCCTGTGTAGTTTATCCAGAGCATCGTCTATCTCATCCCATGACCAAGGCTTATTCTTTACTAGTAATTTTATTCTATCTAAAGACCTTTCAACAGCAGTCTTGTATCGGGTATGTAAAGTGTCTAGGATAAACGGGGCGTTCATAAAAAACTCCTAAATACTCTATTATATAAACCAGACAGAGATTTAGCAAGTAGTTTATAAAGTCATAATTATGAAGACAAGTAATCCGATAAAAACGACACATCCTGCCACAACTGCACTGCCTATTTCTACGTTATGCACAAGTTCTTTATGTCTACGTATCTTCTCTAAACGTGCCTGTCGTTCTGCCTCTTTTGCTTGCTGTATTCTTTTAGCTCGTTCCGCTATGATTCCTTCCCAGACACCGGGGCCAAAGCGCATATTTATCAGGTTCTTCATCTCCTGCATATGCTCTTGTGCAAGTTTAGCATTGATTGTTTCTTCTGCAATAGTATTTACAGCAAACGGGTCTTTCTGCGCTTTACTTCGTTTTTTCTGTATTTGCTGTTCGCCCTCGAACAACCCATCTATATACTTTGCAATATCTCCTATATCATTGCAAGTGTTGATAGCTTTTTTTATCCCGTCCACACTCGCTTTGACAAGTGTGATACCTGCCATAGTTTCTGCTAGCATTTAAGTTCCTTTCAAACTTTACAGCTATTTGTAACCCCCGCCTGCTTTTTTATATTCACTAGCAAGCAACTGTGCTTTTCTTGCTGACCACTGCCCAGCCTTACCGCCCTTAGTTCCAGCCTTTATTCTATTAAATAATCTTTTTCTCATACTGGGCTTAGTGTAGTTGCCAGCTTCATTAACTCTACTCTTGCTCTTCGTTTTAGGCTTCGACGATTTGCTAGCTTTTCTAACTTTGCCACCCTTCGCTTTTTCTTCAACACCCTTGATTTTGCCCTTGTTTGCGGTTGCATAGAAGACTTGTTCACCTTTGTTCGCTCCGTAAGTTTTCTTCATAGAAGACATGATTTCTTTTCCTTTTTTGTTAAGTGGCATACTCCTCTCCTATTTATTCGGGTCGTATAATTCTTCTATAGCTACAAGAGCTATAACTTGACTTGCACTAGAACCCACCCCAGATAGTGCATCCCCCGCATTCATAAAGAATGGTTTTCCGTCGTCAAATACGTATACAATGTTTGTGGCTGTAGCTATGTTAAACGCATCCAATATCTGCTGTGCAGAACCACCAGACACAGTAATTGACAGGTCAAACGTCCTATCAGTAATGTCCTTATTAGAAAATGCAAGAAGTTTTATGACAGCCGTATGATTTGTAGGGCATGTATATATAGGCGTTGTGGATGTTCCTAAGGGGATTATCTTGCTTACAAACTTGACAACATTTAAATCAGGCATCGTTTTCTATTTGCCTCATCCTGTCTACTAAACGTCGTGCGCGGTTAGGCACTTGCGTATACCAACGCGAGTCAACCATCTCATCAGCCGCATTAGACCAGCTTCGAGCATCAACTCCTGCCTTCATACCCTTAAACTTAGATAGGCGTGGATAACCAAGATTGAACATCATGTTTGCTATGATTAACTGTGCCTCTTCTGGCAAGTCATCAAAGTCTTTGTAAAGCCTGTGACAGTCCTCTATTGTTACGGCAATATCTAAATTAAATGCAGATTGTACACGGCTCTGTTCTATAACAGTTCCTACGTCCTTGCCGTACTCAGGGTCGTTCTTAGTAATCAGATGCCCTATTCCAAATGTGGGCAATCCCAGATGGTCAAGGTATATTTCATACTTACAGCCCTCGTCTTCAGCTAGTTCTTCTCTCAACTTATCTAGATTCATTTCTTAGTCTCCGACCCTAACCACACTGCAAACGCCCCCGTCATTGCACCTGATACTACGCTTATCATCGCACTCTGTTGTGTACTCAAGTCTTCTAAGGACATCCCCCACTCTATAACTCTTATATACATCACTGTCATAACAAGCATCATTAATCGTGGTACTATCTTGTATTTTAATATTGTTTCTGCCGCCATTATTTTCTCCCAAACAACTTTGTAGCAGAACGCACACCGAAGCTAGCGGCAACAATAACGCCAAGACTGTACTGATACCATTGAGGCATTGATTCCAACTGAGCAAAACCATTCGATACTACCTCTTCCATTCCGGGGATGAACGCCAGTATAAGCGGTATGCTAAATAAAATTACCAACCACTCGTCCTTCCACGAGGATTGGCTACCCTTCGCCATCTCCAAATCCCAATCAATCTCACCCGTAGCCTTCTTCTGCATGACCACAGCTTCAGCCTGTGCTTTGGCTACCTTAGTTGCTGATTGAGCTTTCTTCTCTTCTACTTTACCCTTTAGCCAAGTCCCTGCCAAATCCGCAACAGGTCCTACTATCATGTTTAACATTTCCACCTCTTACGAGCTTGACGTAGACGGCTGTTTGGGTCTTTAGCTGCCTTTGGAAACTTCTTCATCTGTCCTGCAGACCTAGCACAGAAAGACTTACGACGCTTCGCATCCTTGCTTCCTGCTTTGACTTTACCTGTGACAGCAGTCTTGAGCTTACTTCCGGGGTTCTTCCTACGATAAGCCTTGACACCCGCCTCAGTCATGCCTGCTCCCGCCTTTGTTGGTCGGAAGTTTTTCCTGTTTCGTTTTGGCATGTTGTCGCGTTTACGTGCCATTACTTTTTCCTTGCTGTTTGTGCCGCACGTTTAAAATTAGCTGTTGTAGGTGCGCCCTTACTACCTGCCTTACGCATTTTCTCTCCACTGCCTGCTTTGATACGTCTGCGTTTAGCCGCGATATTGGCGTATAGACCCTTACGTTGACCCATGATTATATCCTTACGATAAGAGGGGGCAAGTTGCCCTGCCCCCAAGTTTTATTACGCAAACGAGGCTGCAGTTTCTGCAGTACCCATTTCCGCGATGACAGCAAAGACACGAACTTTACCATCAAAAGTTGCTGAATTGACAATCAAGTCAATCGTATCTGCGGCACTATAAAATTTTGAAGCCGCATTGATTTCTTGGTTTGTTCCTGTAGCGTCTAGAGCAGAAACATACAAATCATCGTCAGCGTCATCCCCTAAATCGAGAACGCATCCTGAGTTAGATGTTGCAGTTAAAACTTCTGCACCTGCCATTAGAACAAGTGTGTTAGCCTTCATCTCAAACACTTCGACTGAATCAGAAGTGGTCAAGTTTGTGCTTGAAAAATCGAGAACTACCTCGACTATCTGAGGCTTGATGCCAAGAGAGACACCAGCAACAGCACCAGTAACAGTATAGTCAGCCATTTATAAGTCTCCCTATTAGTCAGTCTTAACAACACCAACAGCTAGTGCTTCAGGGCGTAGGACTTTACGTCCAAACACATGAAGACCGCGTACGATGTCGCTAAAAGTTTCAGTTGAACGCACCACTTCGGTTTTAGCGATGTGAGATGCGGTTGAGGTTGAGGACATATGTCCACCAAGAACTACAAAGTCATTAGTAGTATCCTGAGAAGTTATAGTCACAACATCAGTGCCAGAGTTATTAAGTACAGTAGACTTATAACAGTTGAACCCAGCAATGTTGCCCTGCATTACAAGACCATTGCGGAGTGGTGAAGTTGCGTCACCAGTTACCTGAACTTCAGCAAACTTCGCACCAGCTTTGAACATGTTCTCATAGAACACTGGTGGTGCTACGAACCAACGATTTTCCTCTGGTACAGAGTTATCGTCCATTAGACGAGCCATAGACAACAATAAGTTGACTGCGGCATCTTCGTTGCCTGAACCTGTAATATCTACAGGTGAAGAGGCAGAGCCAATACTAGTGCTTGTACCAGTAATACCAGCACCATCAGCCATAGCTTGAAGAATATTCGCATCGTACTTACGCTTCAAGGAGAAAGCACCTGATGAGGTTGCTAACGCTTCAAAGTTTACGTGCGAGTGACGCTCTTCAATGTCGTCAATCTTGAACGCAAAAGCATTCGCTTGGTCGACAACCATAGTTGTTTGGTCGTCAGCCAAATCTTGTGGATTAATCACTGCACCACGCGCATAGCTTGCCACAGTAATTGTTGGTTCTTTAATAATGCGAACCGTATCGCCAAAGTTTTCAATTTCGCCAGCGTAGTCGGTATTAGTAATATCTTCTGCAACCGAAGCACGACGGAAGAACTTGAGAACTTTCTGGCTAAAAATTTCAGGAGTAAAGTTGCCACTCGGCAAGTTATTATGTCCTGATGTGCTATTAAAAGCCATAGTTCATACCTTCCTTTTTGAGGTTATGAGTTGAAGTTTATTCGCCCTTCAAGCCTTGCGGAGTCTATTTCAGCTTCTAGCTTCTCATACTCCCAAGGTTTCATCTTGCGAATTTCCGAAGCACTGAAGACGCGTTTCCCTGCATCAGGGTTCGTTTGTACTTCTCTAGCAGGAGTTTTTGTTACGGCATCTGCCGCACTTTCCTGCCGCTTCTTTTTAGTTTTAACAAGACCAGTATCAGCCTTGTAAAGGTCTACTACACGAGCCGCCCACTTTGCGTCAGTATTGTTCTTGTAAATACCTTCTGCGATAGTTGTAGGTTGCTCTTCGAGCCATCCTAGAAACTCCTTACTGGATTTAAGCTCGTCAAAGTCAGGGTGTAGTCTTAGCAGTTCCTCGTAGGCTTTCTGCTTTTCCAACTCCTTTTCCCGTTCTTTGATAGTGCCTATCTCCTCACGAAGTTTGGACACCTGTGATTCCGTCTGCATAGACGCAACCGTTTGCACTACGTCGAACACGTCAGGGTAACGTTCCTTAAACTCGTCGAGTTCTTCTTGAGTTCTTGGTGGGGTTACTCCCCTTGGCATCTCGACAGCACGCTCCTGCATCGCTTTACGAAGAGACGCAAGCTCTTCTTTATGCTCCGACAGTTTCGTGTCATAATGCTTTTTAAGGTCGTCATACCGTTTCTTATAGTCGTGTTCAGGCTCTGTAGGCTCTGACTTAGTGACAAAGCTATTTGCATCCTGAGTAGCTGCAGTTGTTGCAGGGTCAGGTTGAGTATCTTCTGCGGAAGCTTCAACATTTTCTGTATCTTCTTCATCGTCTTTGTATACCTCTTCTTTGTACTTTCCACGATATAAGTTTGGGTTGTTTACAACTCCGAAAGAGTCGTTAGATTTGTTGGCTCTGTAGCCTCTTGCTTTTGCCATTTTATTTACCTCATCATGCGGGGCTACTTGGCTTGTAGGTAGCCGCTTCGGTTATGTCAGGGCCGTATTACGGGTAGCTGACTAATTCTTTCGTAATACACCTAAATTCTTCAGAACTTTACTGGCGTATTCCAGACCCTCTCCATAAGAAGATATAGCGTCTTCTAGTGTGTCATGGTCAAGTAACTTTTGTTTGAGAGTAGCGTTAGCTACCATTTCGTAAAATTTTTTATGCTCTTCAATGGGTATAACTCCCGCTTTTAGTCCTTGCAGTTTACGTCTATCCTCTGCACTAACAAATTTTTCTTTTCTGCCTGTAGGAGTATCTATATAGGCCTTTTTATACAATTCTAGATTCACCTTATCTCTACCCTGTGTGATAAGTTTATCTACATATTCCTTTGCTTCATCGCTAAACATTTGGTAATCCCCACTGCGTTCTTTTAAATCACGTAGGGTAGATGCTGTTATTTGCATAGGACCGAATGCAGAAGAACCTTTACGTCCCTTTACTTTAACACCTGTAAATATATATGGTTGTTTTTCAAATCCCTGTATTTCTACTGGACGTATCGCATCTATAATATCGCCAAATCTGTACCCAAAGTATGTATTATCATATATGGTGTGAGTCATTGGGGGGAGAGGGGGTGCTTCATAAGGTTCTTGTGGAGATGTTACAGTAGGGGATAGTGTCCCAGTGCCTGTCGCGTAACCTAAAAACCCACCCCTAGAAACTCCTTGAGTTTGTTGACCATTCTCCTCTATCTTTCGCTCAGTATCTTTAACACCACGATTGTTTATCTTCTCTAGTCTGTCCTTGCCTATTATGTTTACAAGATATGGGGCTACAACAACTTCCCCGCGAGATACCGCAACATCAATCATCGAACTTGCCTTGGGGTTTTCAGGAGTTACCCCACGACGAACAGCCTCTTCTTGTGCCTCTCGCAACATATTTATAATGTCTGTTTCTCCTGCGAACGTGACTGCAGAAGCATTTATAACATATGCACCCTCTGGTAACTTCCCTTCCTTGTCATCTGCTACCTCTTGAGCATCTGTAGCCTGACTAGGTGGCACACCATCTACAAAACCTGACTTAGAAGCGGCTAAACCGCCTACATTCATGCCTATGAAACCGCCTGTGTTAAACGCATCGACAAAATCTCCACCTGCTTCTAACATTTGAACTTCTCTTATGTCTGCCTGTTCTCTCTCATCATCTTTTCTTATTTGTTCGTTTCTCTTTTGTTTCTCTTGTTTAGTTGATGGCACTGATGGTTTAGGAGTTGGTACAAAACTTGACTCACCCTTCTCATCCTTATCAGCAGTATCTCGTTTAATCTTAAATATATTACCTGCTAGTGTACCCTTACCTGCCCTTGCATCTTTTAGTGCCTGTTCTGCTAGGGTAGTATCAATACCATACTTATCAGCAAGCTTCTGAATATCTTTTCTCATTCCATACTTAGAATAACCAAATCTAGGACTGTAGAACGTTCCGTCACCCTTATAAAAGCCAGCCATAGGATTATTGGGGTCTACCATCAATCCACCATCATCAGATATACGTTGATTTATTTTTGTATCCCCAGATAAAAAGATACTACTCTGTCCATCCTTATCGTGGGTAAATCTGTACGATTCTGGGAGATAACCTTTAGATATTGCCTCAAGGTCTTTTATTTGTTTATGAGACATGCCTCTTCTGTTGCCCGTATAAAAGTTTGCTCCCGGGCGACGCGTAATTCCAAAATTACCTATCGCCATAGCAAAACCTCTATCATTAGCAAAGTAATCTCCTGATGCTAAACCTGCCTCTTCTGAGGCACGAATATGAAGCATATCTTGAAATTGTCTTGCGGAATTTAAATCATAGAAAGCACCAAGAATACCACTGGGTCTAAATGAAGTTTTACCAAAAGCATTTTGCTCTGAAGTACCACCTAGTATTCCTGACACACCTGCTCCTACTAGAGGTCCTGCCAACGCACCTGTAATGGATGATAATACTTTTTCAGCAACAGGTTCTCCATATTTGTTAACTACCCCTTTTACGCCTTCTTCCTTAAAGGTTTTGGAAAGACCTTTTATATCTTCCTGTAACTCTCTGGGGGCTTCTCTTAAACTTCTGAATAAATCTGCTTCAGATAAATCTATATCTTTAAAGTCACCTTCCATAATTGGAGAATACAGATTTTCTACTACATCTATTCGGTCAGCTTTACCTGTGCCTTTCAAATAATCTACATATGAACTATAATTTTTTGCATCATTGGAAAAACTTATGCTATCAATTCCGAAAGTTACTTCTTCTCTATCTAAACCAGCTTTTATGAATGACGGTATATCATCGTCATCCTCGCGTGCCTGTACTCCTGCTTGAGCTTCTTCAACAGTGGGTGCTGTTACAGATATTCCTGTTTCTTTTTCTAAGGATGGTAGACCTACATATTGATTAGCATAGTTTACAAACTGAGATTGATACTGTTCAGGAGTGAGAGCAGTAGCTCCTGTATACGTAAACGTAGTAGGTTCAGCCCTTGGCGGGCCTATCCGTGGAGCTTCTCCTATGTCAATTCTATCTATCATTACTCATAAACGAACGTATCGTTTTCCCTTTCGATTTGACTACGAACTACAGCCTCGTGACTACTCTTGAGCTTCAGGAGCATTTCCAGTAAAGCCAGCTTCCCCTGCGCTCGGAGCAGTTCCGACTCCGATTGTGCCGTTACCACGCCCTGAATCGTCAGTTCGCGGAGGTCCATCAGGTACTCCCTCAGGGCTTCCCACTCCTTGCCCTGCACCAGCGGGGCTATCTTCTGCGCTTGCTTCTTGTTGAGCATTTGCCATCATTCCTTGTAACATTTTAGCATACAGTTGTGCTTCGTTAGCATCATTAACTAAACTATCAGGGTCTATATCCTGAGAGATAGCAAGTTCTCGCATTAAATTAGGTATTTTGATAAAGGGCGCAAGCATCGGGTTGGCGACAGTCTGCAGGAGGGTTGTAAGCCTCTGACTCCGCACTTCCTTCTGCATTACAGCAGCAACACCCCTCGGTTTTATCTCCAAGTCCCCCACAATATCCGGGGCATCGTCGTTGAATTGCATGTTCCATTGAAAATAAGCCTCTCCTAGCGGTTTTAATAACATATCATCTATATTTTTTATCACAGTCTTCATCGATAATCCTGCAGAACCCATCAACATCGATAGCCCTGCCGCAGTGCGTCCTGTGCCTGTAACGCCTGTCTGTCCATGTACAATGGACGGTATACCTGTTTCCTCATCTGCCAGTTGTCTACTAATCTGATACATCTGCAAGTTCTCGCCTGCAGTGTTCGGAAACTTCAAACCGTTGATAGCCGTGCCAGTGACACCTGATTGCCTTCGGAAAATTTTTCCGGGGAAGATGTCCATGTTCTGACCGGGGACAAGGCTTGCTTCGTCTACGTCGAACACCAAGTTACCCGCAAGAGCTAGATTATCGATAGCCATACGAACGTGACCGTTCATCAGTTTCTGTGCGTCTTCCATGTTTTCTGCAACACCAACGCCCCATAACTGATAAGGGTTTACCTCGTATGGAAACACATGATATGGAATACGTGCAGGAGTAAACGGATTCAGGACACAACGTAAAATCATATTACCACAAACCCAGATATTAACCTGTAGTTCGTCAAACTCTGACATTGTATCTGCTTCTTTGAATCCTGCTTCCTTGGCTAGATAGTAGTCCAAGACTCCCCAGTATTCTAAAACCTCATACCTATTCTCAGAAGCGTACGCCTCTGTTTCGTCCTCACGGATAGCATCCTCATAATACTTATCCTCGTAGTTAGGACCTTTAGCTAGTGTCTCTTCAATCGCCTCTGCCCTGAAGTAGGGGCGTTTTATTAGCGCACGTAGCTGTTGTCTGTTAAATCTGTGACGTTCTATGACGTATTCACAGTCATCGATGCTTGTAGCAGATGGGTCAGGATGAAAGTCCCACGCAGATACCATTTCTATACGTGGTACAGTCTTCTCATACGGCATGTACTGCCGTTGTCCATCTTCTCCACGTCCCCACTTGTGGACACGCTTGTAAAAGTTAAGTGGCCCTTTGATGACACCCGTGCCAAGAAGAGCCGATTCAAATATGGTTTTACGAAAAACGTTTACTGCGTTAGTATCAAGAAGCTGGTCATGGATAGTCTTCTCCATCGCCAACGCTGTCTTCTGTGCTGGACTAATCTGCGGTTCACCCATCTTTGCAGGGCCTTCCGCTAGTGGTAGACCAGCATATTCTTCCTTCAAGCCACCTAGAAAATCTGCTTGCAATGCTCCCGGTGGAAGCTGTCGACCATCCCCCTCGAAACCAAAAGGGTCAGACTGTTGCTGTTGTGCTTGGTCTAGGGGTGTTTCCATGTGAGCAAACTCTGCTATGCCCTCAGGCACAGGGGTTGCTTGCACCACCAATGGGAACTTCTTGTTTGCAAACAGGATATCCGTAATTTGTCCGTATGCGGCAAGAACCTTTGTTTTGGTTATCCTGACGAACACCTTTGACTTTTCCGACTCTCTATATTGTGTAGTAGAGTCGTAGATACCACGGAAGTTTTTATACGACTGCAACCATCGTTGCTCATACGCATACCGTCCTGTTTCAGCCTCTTTGTATTTAGCCTGAACATACCCCGCAAGTCCGGGAAACTGCTCTTCAGGATTTACAAGAGAGACAGTGGTATCGTCTTCAGGTTGAAGGAAGTTATCTTCTGACATTAGTAATCGCGTTCTTCAGCCATGTTCATAACGGATGGGTCTACGGTAGTCTTGGTCTGTTGCTTCGGCATGTCCTCAGTAAGAACACCAGTCTGTGCGCGAGTATCAAACTCTAAACCCTGACGGGTTAGTTGAGTTTCACCCATGTTCGCATCAACTGAAGTCTTATCTGCACCCATGATGTAAGAAGCACCGTAGTTATAATTATTGCCCGGCATGTTATTCTCCTTAGTTAGATAGGAAGCCTTGATTCTGATTAACAGAGTCGGCTTCGGATTCTCTGTCAATATTCACAAAACCAGCATCTTCCTGAACTAGTTGATTTACTCTTGTCTGTTCGAGTGATTCTGTTCTGGTTGGAAATTGTTTTCGTATTGGTAAATAAGTTTTTTCTTGTTCGGTAAGCTCGTCTTCTTTCATGATATTAGGTCTTGGTTGAAGAATCGTAGGACCTGCGCCAGCAACTTTAGTACCAGTTTTAGCGGCAAGAAGTGCTAATTCTATAGCCGTATCTCTAAGTGTTCCTTTAGGGTCAGTAACGAGAGCTGTTAGACCTAAAGCACCAAGAGTTGCAGCTCCTGCAGCTTGAAGCGTATCTTTTCCTTTATCCACCTTACCTAATATTATATCGAGTATGCCATCCTTTTCAGCTTGCGCTCTATCATTCGCAGATAACTCAGGTATTAGTGGTTCTTTTGTAGCTTTTAGGTTTTTTACTTGCTGTGATGTATCATCAGCCTCTAACTTTTTTTTGTCTCTTTTTATCTGACTTTCAGATAATCTAATATCAAACTCATTATCCGCAATTTTTTGATATTTATCCGCTCTGTCTACATCTGGTTCAATCTGTAAAGAAGCTATAGGAGCATCATCAAACTTTAAATTATCAGGTCTTTCTAAATTTCTTTCCTGTACATATATAGGCAGATTATTTACTGCTTGATTGGTAACTCTATACTGCTTTGAGGTTGGAGAAAGTTGTGTGATACCTACGTCTGTTAAGAACTGTCCATGCGTCTTTGTAGCTATCCCTGAGGATGGGTCTGTTACAATGTTGCCGTCTGACATTAGTATAAAATTAGAAAATGCTATAGAATTAGCTCTTTCTATCTCAGCAGATTTTTGTATTAGTGACTCGTACCCTTCTGAAGCGTCCCCTGCTAAAGGTCGCCATGTAAGATTTCTTCTGATTGCATCGTTAGACTTATAGCCTGCAGCACTTAACGCACTCTCCTGTAATCTACGAAAGTCATATGCTGTAAAAGCCCCTTCTACAACTGATTTCGTGCCTTCCTGATAATATTTAACTGGGGGTATATCTAATAAACTTAACTCGTTATTAATTAGTTTATCTAATAGTGTAGGATTTTCAAAAACAAGACCTGACGTTTTGTTACCTATAATTTGTCTTAGCACATCTAATTGAAGTCGTGGAAAGTAAGCTACACCTATACCCTTTGACTTTTTGTCAGTTTTTAATTCTAAACCTGTAACAAGTCCTGTTTCAAAATCAATATTTTCTATTTTTAGAGCTTTAAAATCAGATGGTCTATAACCCCCCAGCATCATCAACAAAGCTCTACCCCCTGCTAGCCTCATTATACTATCTTCGGCTTTAAGCATACCCCCAACCATTAGTTTAGTTTGGGCATACGCCTCTGAGGGTATAAAGATAGGACGTAGACGAGCAGAAGTTACATCCAATCCTGCATTCTTATAAGCATCCTCTCCTACAGATTCTCGTATAAGTTTGCGTAAAGGGTTGACGTTTTGTTCTGCTACTGCTCCCACTTCAGGTAGAAGATTGCTTCCTAAATCTCCTATTAAATTTTTAAGGGCAGATTTACCTACCCCCTCTATTTCACCAGAGTTTACGATATTAAGAAAAAATAACCCTCTAGCCTGTTTTGCTGCGGGGGTATCATCAATTATCTGACCTAGAGTTAAGTCTTCTCCCCCTAGCTGTTGTAGGAGAGTTATCATTTTTTCTTTTTTTAAAGACTTAAAATCAGAGTCTTGTCTTGCTCTGATTAATTCACCTAAAGTTTTACTCTTTAAAAATGAACCTCTATCTGCACCCTGTTGTGCAACAATCTCGTCAAACTCTGGTTCAAATTTTATAGCCATCTAGTATCCAAATGTAGCATCAAAGGGTTGGAATGCTTGGTCTTTTATACCTTGCAAAGTTTTATGTATCGATGTATAACCACTAGTACGAGTCATAACCATATATCGTAGGGCATCGTATGCGTGGTCTTCAGCTTTTGTATCAACGTCTTCACTATTGGTTTTGGACAACGGAATGCCTGACATCTGTGCGACGGTGTGTTTACAAGTGGAGAAGATGCGTAAACGTGGTTCTTTGGTATAAGGGTCGTCCGCTAGTCTTCTGTGTAATTCCATTTTTCCTTGTAGTCTGTTTCTGTCTGATGGTGTCCATCTAACACCAGCACGCATCATAGTCTCTGCAATCGAAGGCCCGAAGCCTGTCTTGTTCCAGCAGGAAGAGTCTAGTACATTGTAATGAGGTAGAGGGTCTAATTCCTCCATCTCTAGTATTTTATCGGCTAGCTGTTCTGCTGTCAAGTGTTTGGCGTACAACTCCCTGTAAACCCAAATATTATTATCCCAATCAATAGCACCCCACAGAACACAAGAAGGGGACGCATAACCGTAGTCTGCTGCTCGTATGCGAGGCCAGTTAGTGGGTAAATCAAAATGTTCGACAACATGCCTGCTCCTTGAGAACTCTGGGAATGCCGCACCCTCTGCAACATCCCAGTCACCCTCTAATAAGCGACGACGCTCAACGTCGGGTAGAGAACGGAGCATCGCCTCATATTGCCCGTCAGCCATTAGGTACGGATTGTCCGTGAGACGGGCAGGTACGAATTTACGATAGAACAGAGGCTTGCCTTCCTTCTCGTGACCCTTAGGCCATAGGAAGGGTTTACCTGTTTCTAAGTCTGAAGCTGGAAACGGTTTGTTGTGTTCCGCTATATCTATGTACATCTTCTTGACCCACCAGCCACCAACTCCACCCGGGTTTGCTGTGCAGCGCATACAGAGGTTTCTCTGTAGCTCTTGGTCTGTACTACGAAGACGTGACCTGAGATAATCCCACACGTAGCTTGTTGGGTACTGGGTTATCTCGTCTATGCCTATCCAGTTAAAAGCCTGTCCTTGGAAACGTGTTACGTCCTTATCTCTGTCGAGATAGGTGAACCACATGGTTGCACCTGATGGGAAGACCCACGTTGACTTCGACTCCCGGAAGGTCGCTCCGGGGAACGCTTTAGGATATAGTTGTTTCGCTTTATCTATAAGTTCTGTTAGTTCGTCTAGTGTACGACGAAGTAGTAAGCCCCTATGGTTAGGATTGTGGCAATACCTGAGAGGGTCAGCCAGTAGAGCGAAGCTCTTGCCGCCCCCTGCCGCTCCACCGTAAAGAACGTCCTGCTCTGGCGCAGATAAGAACTCTTCCTGAGGGCCTTCGTTCGGCTTGAATATAACGGGTGCATCATCGATTATCTCTTTCACAGTAGAGGGTAGGTTAGATACGTCGTCCATATCTATAACACGCGTACTCTTCTGGTTCAAGGCTGATTCTACTTTCTTTGCACTCTTCTTCAGGACGCGTGCGTAGTCAGCCTTCTGCTGTGATTTCTTCTGTAACTTCTCTTTTGCACGCTCTGCCTTGCGAACGCGTGCCTGTAGAGCGCGTCTTGCCCTCTCCTTACGAGATAGGTTATACACCGCCTTAGGAGCGTTGGGGTCTTTTTTAGGTCTGCCCCGTGGCTTCTTAGGCATTTCGTCAGGCCATTCAGCCATCTATTACCACTTCTTTCTTTGGTGGTAGCAATACTACCCCGTGAATTGCCTGAACATTGTGGTTCATTGTCTCTTGTTTACCAAGACCAACCCTATTTAGTATTGATTCTGCAGCACGTAGACGTAGGTCATCCCCCCGCTCGATTACAGGGGTATCTACAAGCTCTACCATCCTGTTTGCAGCGCGCAAACTGTGTCCTGCTAGGAGAGACTTGGTTCGTTCGACTATTTCTTCTGCTAATTTATCGCGTAACCACGATACTGAGCCTACAGAATAGCCTGCAACCTCTGCAGCTTTGTTGAAATTGCCGTTATTCTCGAACAAAGCAGTCAGGAATGTCTCCTGTTTCTCAGATAACTGCTTTTTAGGAGCTTGTTGTACTAAATTCATGGGTTTTTCCTAGTTATTTGATGCTGGGAAGCGTACCGAAGACCTAAATGGAAAGGAAATTATCGCTATGTGTGGGGTCGTTCGCTGTTTTGCAAGCCCCAGCACTCTTTATTATGGGGTTGGTACAGATTATTGTCAATAAAAAATTTGACACCCTGCATTTTTTAGTTGACAGGATGTAAATCTGACCCTATCATGGCAGTACACCTGCCGGGGGAAACCCCATAGGGTATACCCCCTACACGTTCGTCGGGAATACCATACAGGAAACCCCAAAAATATAAAAAATATGTCGGTACTGCTAGCAAATGCTGGGGGGTCCCCGGTGTCCCATGCGTGCGCGCACGGCAGAAAATTTATAAATTCCTGTAACAGGTGTAACTTCATCCTTCTGCTGACCGAACCCCCAACAATCAACCCCAACCGAACACCCAACACACACACCCGCGCACGCGCACGTACACGTTTTGTCATTTGTCATATGGATAACTTGAAAAGGAATGCATCACGAAGAAAAAGCGTAGCAATAACCCGAACACTACAACCGCCAATAAACCAACAGGAACAAGCCTTTGATGATTATTCTGGCATTAAGGCAAACAAAAACCCCCAGACTATAAGGAGGGAAGTCTGGAGGCTTTCGCGGGAGGAAACCCAAGTCAACATAGGAGAGTTTTAGTTTATACCTTTTCCCCGTTGATATCAACCTTAAAGTGTGGAATATCTGCAAGTGTCTTTATTGACTTATTATAGTTATATTCGTCAATGCCAAAAGCCTTGAGCATCTCTTGTAAGGTATTCATCTGTGAATTGATATGTTTTACAGTCTTCGCAATGAGTACCAACTGCTCATGTGGAACAACTGCAAAGTTCTCAGACTCTTTTTCATTAGTGATATTATAAGTGATATTATTTTTATGCATTTTCTTTCCTCTCGTTGAGTTTGTAAATTGTGCGGTAACTTCTGCCCGCCTGATTGATATCCTTAGTTATAATATCATAATTTAAATTACGCAAGACTTTTATGGATTCGCTAACAGTCCCGCGCTTACGTCCAATACTTCCCGCAATAGTCGGTATCGCTACAAAGTGACCACGGGAAATTTCACGCAACACAGCCCTATCAGTTGGATTGAGTTTATCGCGATACTTTCCAACCGTCTTAACTTCGACGGGTTTTTTTTTAAGTTCGTCCTTGTCCTCATCTGGTATGGAATCCCCGAACACGTTCGCAAGGAATTTTTTTGTTGTCTCTTGTTCCTGTCTTTCGTTGTGCATCACATTGTCAAGACGTGTAGACATAACATTGACTGCGCCCCAGAGCATTGAACAAGCATTCTTTACGTCAATGAGCGATTGACCATAAAGCTTATAATCGCGCATTGATTGTGTATCGGTATCAGTTGGTATTAGGTTATCAGGGTATTTTTTATCCATTTTTTAGTTCCTTTCCTAGTTAATGAATACTGCATAAATTATTAGACAAACAAGAACCACGCAAACAGTTCTATAGATGACATACAAACCTTCCACTTATGCCACCTCGCAAAGGGAAAGCCAGTCTGGTGACGTTATCACGTCCCGCACTTCATCCTGACGTTTACGTCTGATGTCGTGTTGTTTCTGGTTTTCCTTCCCTCTCGCCTCTATTGTATGGGTTGACCAATGAGTAAGCGCGTTATATCCCGCCCAGACAGTTTCGCCTAGTTCCTTAGATTCCTCAAAAAACTGCTCCAGTAAATACTCCAATAATTTCTCGTTTACTGGTCGGGCATCTGGTCGGATATAATCCGCGCTTTTCTTCTCAGGTTTCTTACAAAGAGTATTACGCAAGATATGTGCAAAGCTCTCAGCATCAAGGATAGTTCGCGCCCAATTGTTCATCAAATCACGTTGAGCGTCGAACATCTCCAGACTAAGCACACTCTTCCCAATCATCGCGGGAACGTCTAAACCCCTAGTGTGTTTTCGTTTCTGGTGATATGCCTTCTGCCCGCCAAATACAAGCGAGTTTCGGCACAAGTCACGATAAGCACCAGAGAATATCTGGAAAGCCCACGACATATCTATGCTATTATAAATGTCAATTCTTGGCACTACTGCATCGTCAATAGAACGCGAATTGATGTCATGTTTTAGGTCGGTAAAGTATACAGTTCTATGCGCTTTTTTACCATCCTCAAAAAGCCTGTCGACTACTTCAACCCGCCTATCATCGAAGTTGCTATCCTCAATTTGTTTAGCCTGTTCATCGAACGCACTCTGATGTGATACCAGATTGTAAGTTTTAGAAATTGGTCGCATATTAAGAACGCGCCCAACTGCCACATTAAACACTGCGGAATAGTCTGATAAGTTTTCCATCGTGTCGAATACTGGCTCATTTGCAAAGACTGGTATTCTTTCAAATTTTGCATAAGCTTTATATAGTGACATGTCGCGCAAGTCATTATGTTTGTATGACATACCACCGCGAATAACGTTAAACCCGTTGGTACTGTTTTCTACTATATCTAACATTTTGTTTCCTTTCCTATGCTAGTTTTTTAGGGGAAAATAACCGCATGATACGTGCGGGTATTACTTCTAACTCGTTGCAAGTATCGCAACATCTGCCATTCTTCACGGGTTGGGCATTGTGTCCGTCGAACCAATACGGGCGACCCGCAAAATCAATCTGCGGAGTTATCTTATACCCGCAAATACAGCATTTCTTAGTTTTATATCCTTTCATAGTATTGTTTCCTTTCATTTACTATTCTAGATATCGTGAAGTCTTTTCCACGTTACCCAAGTTATAGCTTGCATCTCGTAAGCGCGCAAACTCTTTTTTCGGTATGTGGTAAGTGCGCCCGCGTTCTGATACGCGTTCTGAATCTCTATATACTTTGCTTTATTGATATAGTTACTTGGACTGGTGAGCGGAAAACGTCGTCCTTCATAGATGCCCAAAGCGTGACCATCGACGCAACACGTATCATATCCCAGAATGCATTGGAAAAACGATTTGATTTTTTGACCGTTAAGTATCTTTTCAATTTCATGGTCAAGACCATGCGTTGTTCCGTCGTCATTAACAAAAGTTGCGTTGAGTATTTGCCATGCCTTCTCCTTCATCGCGTTATAAGTTGACACGGGAAAACTGGTTATCTCGTCACCATCTATAAAAGCCTCGCACATTACGTGTGCATTCTCGATGTTACGTTCCCATTTGTTATTTGGTGAGAGTGCCGATACAACACCCGCCACGACATTGACAGGTAAGCCAAACAAGTTCGCGATGCGTTCGCAATCCGAATAAGCATTCGCGTACCATGTCACACCATAGCGACGTTCTGCGGGTGTTGATAGATTATATATTTTTAAGATGTTATCTACTGACATAGTTAATGTCTCCTTTCGCTAGATAGTAAAAGATAGCGTCAGGTTTTTGTCAAGCTCTTAATTATATGTGCGATAACGTCAACAGTGAAACCATTACCCAACATTTTATAGCGTTGAGTATTAGAAACGTGATTGGTGTAGTTATCAGGAACAGTCTGCAAGCGTTCGCACTCTAGCGGAGTAAGCTTGCGCCAACGTAGCGCGTCTAGGCTTACCGCGACGTTGTCTTTCTGCACTGTCGTTAGCGCGTTTGTCTTCTCGTCAAGTCTTACTTCGAGTCGTTGTTTTGTCAGCCCTCTTGTCGCTTGTTTGTGGTCTTGTCTCACACCGTCAACAACGTAGCGTCCTCGCCATGCACCACAGAGTATCTTGGGTTCGCGATTACCACCCTGCATTGTTGTTAGCGTGGGCGATTTGCCATCGATGTGGTAAACACGTTTGAGTATGTCATGTCCGTTTAAGTCTGCGTCGCCAACGTGACACAAACCGTCATCACTAAATACAAGTTGTCGTCTGTGTTTCTGGAAGTACGACTTGAGATTGCCACCCTTCCAATAGTTCGCGTCGAGACAGTGTGCTTTGTCTCTGTCTACAAATCCATTCTCTATGATATCGCGAAGAACTAAACCCTTATCTTTAGGTTGTGTTACGTCTGGAATGTTCGTCCAATACAGACGTTTGCGACACTGAGGCGACACAAGAGAGCTATTTATCTCTATTGGCTTTACTCCAAGTGCGTCAGATATTATGTCCTGATACTGTTGTTTCATCTTGACGTTCTCAAGTAGGAAATACTTGGGTTTTACAATACGCAATATGTTGACGTACTCCCAGAACAACTTACTGCGTGGGTCGTCAAAGTTTAGTTGCTTACCCGCAAAGCTAAACCCTTGGCATGGTGAACCCCCAACAAGTAAATCGATAGGTTCATTGTGAAGATGCGAACGTTTGAGGATGTTGGTTACATCCCCAAGTTGTTCTATGTCAGGATAGTTCGCTTGTGCTACTTGGATAGCATACTTATCTATCTCACTTGCGTAGTATTTTGTCACAGGAACACCCGCTCTAGATAGAGCGATGCGGGTGCAACCCATACCATCAAACAAACTAAGAACTCGCATTACTATCTCCCTCTTCCATTAAGAGTACATTACTTTTATATTCTGATATGAACATAAAACCACCACCATTGCCTTCTTCATCCTTAGACACTTCTACACGCAAGGTTGGGTGTCCCGCTTTGTGTAGCACGAAGCTAGCAAATCCATCCTCACCTACGCCATCAGTATCCTTCATACCGTCGAACGTAGATATAGTATATCCCTCAAGTTGTCCATAGTATTCCCGAAACCACTTCTCTCGCTTTTCCATGATGTCTTCTATATGATTAGTCATAATCTTATTCTCCTTTCCTTGGGTCGAACGTGAGTGTAATTTTACCGTACATGTCTATGTTGTATTTGTAGATGAACGGAGACTTATGTATCCACTTGAACAACTCATCTATCTTGTTAGTATCGTAGTATGTTCTAGGTGTAGGACTATAACCAGACTGTTCTCCATCTATGTTATGCCACCTATCCTTTGCTACAAGAATAGCTATCTCATCCTGTATCTCTTCAGACACCCTAGGGAATGCATCCCCTACTTCTTCTAATGCGTCCTCGTACAAACGCTCTTTCAACTCATCATTTATTAGGTGACTCATGGTAGCACTCTTCTGTTATTGAACTCCTCATCATTGGTAAGAGTATCGTCAGTAACTCTATCCCAACACTCTACAACATCACTAGTCTCTATCCAGACTTTAGCACCACATGATAGTGGCTTATCTGGGCTATAGACTACTTCAGTCAAACCATCTACTACTACTCTATCGCAGTAGATATTCTGCTTACCCGCCTTAACTGTAATAACAGGGTCGCGTTCATCATTCTTCTTGTTCGAGCGAATGACGTGTTGATTAACATGTATTCTCTTAATCATGTTGTTCTCCTTTCATACAGTAACATATACAGATAATAAATACGCCTGTCAAACAAAAAAGGGGCTATCCGAAGATAACCCCCTTTAAGGAAAGGAAACAACCATATCAAGATACGCGAGAAACCTCGTATGGTATTCCTAACAGTACTACCTTATCATGGTTAGTGTCAAGCCAGTTTTTTGCCTTGCGTCTGGAGTTTGTCACATGGATTGTAATCCACGCTCGAAGGTCGACTGCCGTCCCATCCTTGACACGTTCCTTGTTTGTCAGTCCCGCCCTGACCGTTGATATCTTTGCCACGACTTCCCATTGCTTATCGTAGGCTCTTTGTCTCACTTCGGTCTTAGTTTCACGTTTTGTCATTTGTCTTCCTCATACACATCTATGTAAGCATCTATTGACTCCCGTATCAGGTCAGCAACACTTACCTGTTCTATGCTTGTCTTCTGAAATTCAGCAGCCATGTGGGATAGTTTGTCCCATTGGTCTTGTGTCATAAGTAGATTGTATGACTTGGTGTCTTCTTCTATTTTGTTTGGTCTTGGCATGATTGTCCTCGTGGGGGTTTGCCCTGCAGGGTATACGCGATTATAGATACAGAAAAAGTATTCGTCAAGCGAAAAGATTTCTTGACAGGTTTTTGTGTAACCTGTACGTCTTATACTATGACTAACTGGATTCATAATTATGTGATAGATTTGCCACTGCAGCCGAATGGTAGTATGCGGTTGGACTGTCCTGTATGTTCAAGGAAGAACACGTTCAGTGTTACAGAGAAGAACGGACAACGACTGTACAACTGTTTCCATGTTGACTGTAGGACGCGTGGTCGAACAGACTTGAGGTTAACAAAGGATAATGCTCACGAATCATTCTTACCCCGCAGGGTAAAGGCGGTAGACCAGAGCCTTGTCTTTGAAGAGCCTGATACGTTCGTTCCAATATCTCGTAGTGAAGAAGCCATTAGTTATATCAAGAGTGTCCATGCTCTGAACTCCTTTCGTGAAGGTCGGGTAGACCTGCGGTTTGACTTCAAACGTAATCGTGTGGTCTACCTGATTTTCGACGGACATAGGATTGTAGATGCAGTGGGCAGAAGTTTAACAAATGAGAAACCGAAGTGGTGGAGATATGGAAATTCTGGTTACCCATTCATATGTGGTAGTTCACGCGTGGGAATTATTGTTGAAGATTGTGCTAGTGCTTGTAGTGTATCGAGCAATTATTCTGGGGTCGCACTTTTAGGCACAAACTTACTTGAAACATACATACCAATCCTACGCAGATATAAAAAACTTTACGTAGCCCTAGATAAGGATGCTACAAAGAAAGCACTAGAAATTGTAATTAAATTACAAGATGTCGTAACGACAAAGATGATGATTTTAAATCAGGACTTAAAGGACATGAGAGATGAAACAAGAGAAAGAATACTCGCAGGTTACGATTGAGAAACAGGTATTAGGATACCTTCTTAATCATGAGTTCTATCAGAAGGTCAAGAACATAGTCACCAAGGACATGTTTACTGGTAGAGACATAACAATATTTGACGCAATAACTTACGCACATAAGAAGTACGGACAGGACATGCATCCTCGTCAGATATCAGCAGTGATATATGACCGCAATCCTGCCATGCCAACAAGTGCAATTACAGAAATATACGAGGTGATAGACAGTCTGCCTATCGGTATGTCAAACGACATGCAGTTAGAGATGGATGTGGTCAAAAACTTCTGGGTTCGAGACAAGGCTAGGCAGATAGGCGAGAAGGCAATAGCTATCTTCACTGGTGAGTCAGAACACTTTGGCGAACTCAAGACGCTTATCGACATGGTTGAGGATGGTAGGATGTCAGACAAGACTACCTACACAGAGGTAACGACAGACTTTGCAGACTTGATAAAGGAGTCGGTATCTGACCCTGACTTTCCCTTCGAGTGGGACTTGATGAATGATAAGCTAGCAGGCATGGATAGGGGTAATTTAGGTATTATCTTTGCCAGACCAGAGGTAGGCAAGACTACGTTCTGTGCCTTCCTTGCATCTAGCTACATCAGACAACGTAAGCGTGTTGTCTACTGGGCTAACGAAGAGCCTGCACATAAGATAAAGCTACGCATTATACAGTCGTTTTTTGCCAAGACTAATCAGCAGATGAGTGAGGAGATGTACACTCTGCATCCTGTTTACAAGGAGCAGATAGAACCGTTCCTTGTAATCATGGACTCTGTGGGTACATCGATGGAAGAGCTTGACAACTATGCTCAACTGAATGAGCCTGACGTGATGTTCTGTGACCAGTTGGACAAGTTTAGGATAGGTGGAGAGTTCAACAGGGGCGACGAGCGTCTCAAGGAAACGTATGTCACTGCGCGTGAGATAGCCAAGCGTAACAAACTATTGCTCTGGTCTGTGTCACAGGCTAGTTATGATGCCCATGACCGTCAATTTGTTGACTATGCCATGCTAGATGGTTCACGAACGGGTAAGGCAGGTGAGGCAGATGTCATCATCGGTATTGGCAAGACAGGTGGCTCTGATGAGGAGAACACTGCTAGACATATTTGTATATCGAAGAACAAGATAAATGGATGGCACGGCATGTTCACAAGCCATATCGATATCAACGCAGGAGTATACTACTGATGCTTATGAAGATACTAACCTTCTGGATGAACAAGGATGAGATGCAAGACCCTAGCATGGACAACGTATTGCGATTTGCGATTATGTTTGTGTTTGCGTGTGGGGCATACGTAGTTATTATAGAGCTTTTGAAGAAGGGAGTTTGCTCATGTTGAGATTATACAAAAGCATTATGGACAGTGAGAAGAACCCACTCAGTAACATACCTGATGTGAATACAAGGCACATGATAATGCAAGTCTTGGCTTGGATGTGGTGTATTATATTCAGTATGTATGTAGGTTCTATGCTTGTCTTTGGAATCAGTGCTATCATACACGCTCTGTTGCTTGCGGGTATCTTTGTTACTGTAGGTACGTTCGAGACTGCTAGACGTAGACCACAATACTTTGGTGGACTAGGCAGGGGGCATGGGGGGGAGCATGACTAAGGTTCTTACTTTCGACGTAGAAACTACCCACAAGGAGAAACCTAACGGTTCTAGTACCCCTCTACCGTATTTCGGTAACATGCTTGTGGCGGTAGGTTACAAGTGGCTGCATGAGGAAGACGTTGTTTACGACTGTTATTATCACAGTACCGAACCACCAACCCCTGATGCGTTCGGCAGGTTTCAGTCTGCGTTAGACCATGCTGATATTGTGATAGGACACAACATCAAGTTCGACCTATCGTGGATACGTGAATCTAATTTTAAGTACGAGGGTAAAGTATATGATACGATGGTTTCGGAATATATTCTATCGAAGGCAAGACGTTGGTCTTTGTCGCTTGCTTCTGTTGCAGAGAAGTATGGTGGAGTGCAGAAGGAAGTCGACCTTATTTCCCCGTACTTCAAGGAAGGCAAAACTTTTTACGACATACCGTGGGACACGATAGTAGAGTACGGTATTGCTGATGTATTGGCTACAGAACAGGTAGCCCTAGAACAACTCAAAGCCTTTGGCTCATCGTTTGAGGAGATATTTAATGAACCTGTTACCCACACTTCGCTTGTCATTTGAGATGACGGATGTTCTGGCTCACATAGAGCAGAACGGTATCAAGATAAACACAGACACACTTATGCAGATTAAGGAAGAGTACGAGCAGGAGATGTTCGTCCTTGAACGTAGACTCAACGAACTTGCACGTAATGCTATGGGAGATACACCTATCAATCTAGATAGTCCTGACGACAGGTCTATGCTCCTCTACTCATGTAGGGTGAAGGATAAGAAACAATGGGCAGTTCTGTTCAACCTTGGTCACGAGATACGGGGTGCAACTAAAAAGCCCAAGCTACGTAAGCGCATGACACGCACAGAGTTTAAGCACCATGTAATACGACACACAGATGTAGTCTACAAGACTGAAGGCTCACAGTGTCCTGCCTGTAGGGGCACAGGACGGTACAAAGCACTGCGTAAGGACGGAACGCTAGGCAAAGCAGTTAGGATATGTAAACTGTGTGAGGGCAAGGGTGTCCGATACAAGAATCTCAACGAGGTTGCAGGTTTCAAAGTGTTACCACGGGACGTGTTCGATACTGCATCTGGTGGATTCAAGACTGACAAGACCACACTAGAGGACTTGGCTCTTACTCTGCGCGGTGAAGCGCAGGAGTTTGCACAGAGCTACATACGGTACTCTGCCCTGCGAACCTATCTGCGTTCGTTTGTAGAGGGCATGTTCAACAACGTGGACGACAAGGGGTTTATCCACACAGAGTACATGCAGTGTATTACTGCTACTGGCAGACTGTCTAGCCGTAACCCTAACTTCCAGAATATGCCACGGGGTTCGACGTTCGCTATCCGCAAAGCGATAGAGAGTAGGTTCGAGGGCGGGTCTATTCTAGAGGGTGATTACGCGCAGTTGGAGTTTAGAGTAGCAGGATATCTAGCTAACGATGACAACATAAAACTGGATGTAGAGGCAGGCACGGACGTACATAGTTATACTGCAAGTATCATTGGCTGCACCCGCCAAGAGGCAAAAGCCCATACTTTCAAACCTTTATACGGTGGAGTTAGCGGAACAGACAGCCAACAGAGATACTACAGAGCCTTCAAGGAAAAGTATAAGGGTGTCACTGAGTGGCACAAGCAACTGCAGAGGGACGCAGTTATAAGGAAGGAAGTCACACTACCGTCAGGTAGAGTGTATGCATTTCCTGATAGTAAGTGGACAGACTGGGGTACTGCTACCAATCGCACTGCTATCTGTAATTATCCTGTACAGGGGTTTGCCACTGCTGACCTGCTACCAATAGCTCTAGTCAAACTTTATCACGATATGAAAAAACGAGACATGAAGTCAGTCATCTGCAATACAGTTCACGACTCTATAGTTATTGACGTGTACCCCTGTGAGGAAGAGGAATGCATTGATGTCATGGCTGAAGCTATGTTGTCCTTACCGCAGGAGACATTACGTCGTTTTGGTAGGCAATATGATATGCCAATAGGCATTGAACTGAAAATGGGTACTAACTGGCTTGACTTGCAACCTGTCTTGGAAGTATAATAATTTTACCGTAACAACCCAAGGAGAAAAGAAATGGGTACACAAATAGAAACTGTGAATGAATTTGATGTGAATGTGGGGGATGATAAGGCTAGCCTGATTGCTATGTTAGGGCAGGATGGGCTAGCCGAATCGAAGAGTGACGCTCTTGCATCCCTAAGGATAAACTATGATGCTGATACTGAGGACGGACACACACTAAAACGTGGCTCGTGGAAAGTATACAATGGTTCAGAGATGGTATACGCTGACTCAGCCTTTATAGTGCCGATGATGCGAACGTATGAGTATTCGGTTTTCGACACAGAAGAGCAGACGTTTTCCTGTAAGTCGGTGCAACGCAAGAAGATGTCGGATGCGTTCCCTGATAGGAGTGGTACGATGAAGTGTGGTCGAATATCACGAACGGAAGAAGAAGCTTTGCAAGAGGACGACCCGAAGTTACTGTTGAGTAAGTCAGTGACGTGTAATGTCATTCTTTATGGGAAGGTAGACATGCCTAATGGCAAGACTGCATCTGGTGAAAAATGTTCTGTGAAAGATTTGCCGTTCATCGCTTACTTTAAACGTTCAGGATTTAGACCAATCAACGACTTTATAAATAATAAGCTAGGAAACAAAATTCCGTTACCTACTGCTTACATAGAGTTGAAGACTAAACGGATGTCGAACGGTGGTGTGACTTATTGGATACCACAACCTGAACTGGTGAAAGAGATACCGTTTACTGTAGAGTCGAAAGAACTGCTACAAAGTTTCCATGATGGAGTTTCTGCATCAAATCAGAAAATCCTAGAGGAGCATAGGGATGCTCTTAAGATGGTAGCTTCAGATGAGGAAGTAGATTTAGCTGAACGCTTTGGCTAATGCTTGCCCTGTTTGAAGTACAGGACTTTCTAAAACGCGCAGGACGAGGGGAGATAGACTTTTCTCGTCTTGAGCATTTAATAGAACAGTTTGGGGAAGACTGTAAAGAGTCACTAAGAAAACAATTATCGCGAGATGAAGGCTACCGAATACGTATGTCAGGTCTTGGTCGCCCGTTGTGTCAACAGAAACTTGAACAACAGGGTAACAAGCAGGACATGGGGTATAACGACATCATGCGTTTCCTGATAGGCGACCTAGTTGAAGCGGTTGCCGTTTTTGTTTTAAAGTCAGCCGAAGTCAAAGTTGTGGATACTCAACGAGCTTGTGAACTCGACATAGACGGAACGATAGTCAAGGGTACTCTCGACCTTATTATGAATGATGGTAAGGATAAGGTCTGGGACATCAAGTCCACAAGTCCTTGGTCATACGATAACAAGTTCGCCACGCGTGGTGGCTACGATGTCATAAAAGAAGACGACCCCTTTGGATATATTATGCAAGGTTTCCTGTATGCAGAGGCACAGGGTATGCCGTTTGGTGGTTGGATAGCCATAAATAAGTCTTCAGGAGAGTGGGCATTTGTCGAAGCACCTGACGACCAAGAGGAAGAAAGAAAAGAGTACATTGCTGACGCTAAGAGACGCGTACAGAGCTTGTTAGAAGACAAAGGGTTCAAGATACCCTTCACACCAGAAGACGAGACGTACACCGTCTCAAAACAGAAAATAAAGACGGGCAACAAGATAATGCCTAAGACGTGTACCTTCTGTTCATTTAAGAGTATATGCTGGAAAAAAGCAGAGTACCTGCCTAAAGCAACTTCCAAAGCTAAGTTTCCACCAATGGTATGGTACACAAAAGTTGAAACAAGGAAAGTATAATGCCTGTATTCTACACAGAGACATACCCTCTCAAGGCTATGCACCTCAACCCTCAGTTGATGTGTGTCTTTGTGGAGAGTCACGAGGCTAGGGGTGGCGACCCTGCTACCGTGCAAGTTCGAGAATCACAGAGGTCGTTGCCACTGACACTCAAGAATAATTTTTCTTCTACGGGATATCTTGTGTCTGATACAGAGGCTAGGGATATTATTAAGATAGAGAATGAAGCACAATGTATTATGTATCACCTTAGAATGGGAGTAACTATATGTCTTCCGACGTTGCGATTAAACGACGAGCTAAACTATTTAGAAAAACATACCCCAAAAGTAGAACAATATCTCTTAAAAAGGCTGAACATAATGAAACAGGGATATCCGTTGCAAGAATAATGAGAAATACAAAATACAGGTCTATGTTCGAGATAGGTGTAGCAAAATACTTATCACAAAGAAAAATTAAATTTGAGTATGAAAAGAAGAAGCTCTCCTACATACCAAAGCCACGAGTGTACACACCCGACTTCTATCTTGTAAATCAAGATATATACGTAGAAACAAAGGGTCGTTTTGATAAGGGCGATAGAGTAAAGATGTTGCTTGTGAAACAACAACACCCTGATTTAGATATCCGTATAGTTTTCTTAAATGCCAAAAATAAAATTTACAAGGGCAGTAGTACGACGTATGGCATGTGGGCTACAAAGAATGGGTTCGAGTGGGCAGAGGGTGCTATACCAGAGGAGTGGTTCAAATGACAGATGACATAGATAGACAATTAGAGGTTGCAAGTTTGCTTAGTGGACGTTACTATCTTATTCTCAACAATAATGATTCGGATAGTTTTTCTATGTCTGCATACGACACAAATATAAGAGATAAGAACAGTGAGATACCTGCGGGTATGATTATACTTTCAGGGCTTATAGAACTTATGGAGAATAACTTCGAGACTATATGGGACGCGGGGGTAGCTCGAACTAAGTTTTTAGCTGCAGTCGAAAACATACAGGTAGAGTTAGACGATGATGAAGTCGATGAAGCCGTAGATAAAGTGCTATCTAAAACTGGTAATATAATTAAAGTAGACTTTGGTAAGGAACAATGAACAGACAATTACAATATGAAAAACACGAGGATTATATGAAGAGAAGACAGCTAAACCTTGAGCTACAAGCAAATGCACAGTCTGATGTTATTAAAAATCCTAAACACTACGAACAGTATGAGTTCGAGCCTGTATCATTTATAATGAAGAACGAGTTGTCCTTCTGGATGGGCAATGTCATAAAGTATATCATGCGTGCAGGAACAAAAGAAAACACGGATGAAATACAAGATTTGAAGAAAGCAATAAGATATATAGAAATGCGTATTAATCAACTGGAAGGAAAAGAACCCAATGAATAACATGTTACCCACAACGTATCAGCAGTTTATACACAAGTCCCGCTATGCTCGTTGGCTAGATGATAGTCAGCGTAGAGAGAACTGGGGCGAAACAGTAGAACGTTACGTTGACTTTATGGACGAGCATACCAGCACAAAACACAACTTCACGTTGCCTCAGAAGGACAGGAACGATATACTAGAAGGTATTCTTAATTTAGATGTCATGCCTTCTATGAGGGCTATGATGACGGCAGGGACAGCGTTAGCTCGTGATAACATTTGTGGATATAATTGTTCTTATATTCCTGTTGATAGTCCTCGTGCTTTTGATGAGTGTTGCTATATACTTATGTGTGGAACAGGAGTAGGCTTCAGCGTAGAACGCGAGAACGTAGATAAACTACCAGTGATAAGCGACACATTCAGTAACTCGTACACTGTGATACAGGTAGCAGACAGTAAACCCGGGTGGGCGAAAGCCTTGAAAGAACTCATTGCATTACTCTATGCAGGAGAAGTTCCTGTGTGGGATACGTCTGAGGTTAGAGAAGCAGGCTCTCGCCTGAAGATTATGGGTGGTAGAGCATCAGGACCTCAGCCATTAGAAGACCTGTTCAGGTTCTGTGTAGAGGTGTTCAGTAAGGCTAGAGGTAGGAAGTTGTACCCTATCGAATGTCACGACATCATGTGTAAGATAGGTGAGGTTGTCGTTGTCGGTGGTGTACGCAGGTCAGCCCTGATTAGTTTGTCAAACTTGAATGATGACCAGATGGCTCATGCTAAGAGTGGTCAGTGGTGGGACAACGAACCACAACGCGCTCTAGCTAACAACAGTGTGGCATATAAAGGCAAGCCAGAGATAGGAACGTTCATGCGTGAGTGGCTAGCCCTGTATGATAGTAAGTCTGGTGAGCGCGGTATCTTCAACCGTGATGCAGCCGACAAACAAGTTGCGAAGAATGGCAGACGTGAGACAGGACACATGTGGGGTACTAACCCATGCTCAGAAATTATTCTGCGTCCTTATCAGTTCTGTAACCTTAGTGAGGTGGTCGTACGTGAGAATGATGACCTACAGAGCTTGAAGCGTAAGGTTCGTTTGGCAACAATATTAGGCACACTACAGTCAACACTAACTGATTTTAAATACTTGAGGAAGATATGGAAGGACAACACAGAAGAAGAACGATTGTTGGGAGTATCCTTAACTGGTATTATGGACCACTCCGTCTTATCAAAGAACGTAGACAGCGCAAAGTGGCTACAGGAGATGAAAGAGGAAGCAGTCCGTACAAACAAAGAGTATGCCCAGATGCTTGGAATCCCACAGAGCGTTGCCATTACCTGTGTAAAGCCGTCGGGTACTGTGTCTCAACTAGTGGACGCGGCTAGCGGTATTCACGCTAGACACAACGACTACTATATACGTACGGTGCGTGGGGATAATAAAGACCCGCTCACTCAGTTCTTGATGAAGCAGGGTGTTCCTGCCGAACCTGATGTGATGAAGCCTAATTCTGTGACTGTGTTCAGCTTTGCTATGAAGTCACCACGCGGAGCAGTAACTCGTACTCAGCTTACAGCAATAGAACAGTTGGAGCTATGGAAGACATACGCTCTACACTGGTGCGAACACAAGCCTAGTGTCACTATCACAGTGAAAGAGCATGAGTGGATGGAAGTAGGTGCGTGGGTATATGAGAACTTCGACGTTGCATCAGGTGTGTCGTTCCTGCCACACTCTGACCATACATATCAGCAAGCTCCCTATCAGGACATAAACTCTGAGGAGTATGAGAAGTGGCAAGTAGCCCATAAAGATATTAAGATTGACTGGGAGAAACTTACTGACTTCGAGAAAGAGGACAACACCTCAGGTTCTCGTGAGTTAGCCTGTACTGCAGGAGTGTGTGAAGTTGTGGACTTGAATGCAGGATGATTATAGATTACGTACCTAACTGGTGGGAAGTCGGGATGATTATGGCTATTAGTATTAATACCGTAATTAACCTGATAGTATTCTTCAAGCATAGATTCAGAGGTAAAGATGGAAAAAGAAGACAAAATAAAAATAAACGATAAGGAATACTCTGTAGATTCCTTAACAGAACAACAGAAATATTTTCTACTTCAGGCTAGGCTATTGGAAAAGAAAGTAAACGATGCTAACATAGAACTAGCACAATTAAGAATGGCTATGAGTGCGTTTACGGACAAACTCATACAGGACTTAAAGGAGAAGGATAGTGAGTCTACATCCGACGGTGAGCAACAGAAAGAAGTTTGACATAGACTTGTGTTACGGCAAGGTTCGAGAGAAGCGTGTCGCTAACATGTTGCAGGATAAGAAGATAGAAGTGAAGTCAGAGCGTGACATGTGGGCGCGTACTGGTAACATAGCTATCGAATACGAATCCTATGGCAAACCCTCTGGTATATCAGCCACGGAATCAGACTACTGGTTTCACAATCTTTGTATAGGGGATGAAACGTTCGCAACATTGGTATTTGATGTTCCCTCGTTGAAACGTATCATAGATAATCTAGACGAAAAACGCACTGTGTCGGGCGGGGACAACAGTGCGTCTAAAATGTATCTCGTTAGTCTGCAGAAACTATTCTCTACAGACGTTATAAAGGCTTATAAGAATGCCGAAAAAACCTAAAGCAGAACTGTTTACTTTTACCTGTAAATTAAATACAGATGGAAACGTAGAGCTAGAGTATAGTGCGGTTAATCCCGACGATTTTGCTAGGACAATGGAAAACAAGTTCCCTCAGTATGATGGAACGTTTAAGGTGTCGTCACTAATACGGTTTTTGAAAGAAACTGCAGATGATATTCTTAGCAAATCAGGAAGATATGTATAATGTTTACAACATTTATTATGGCATGTGCCATGCTCCCAGCCTCAGACGTGAAGTGTACTGAGTGGCAGGATATTTACGGACCTTACTCAGAATACTCCCAGTGTGTAGATAGAGCTTACGAAATGATGGAGAGCATAGATATGTATCTAGCAGTTCCATCAGGCATACCACATACGTACGGATTTAAGTGTGTGCAAACAGGAAGTATCTAGGACTTCTTCTTCATGCTACCACCGTAGCGCATCTTCTTCATCATGCCACCGCCCATCATATTCTGCATCCCCATGCCCTGTTGTGTGCGTGGTTGCATAGGTGCTGACATACCGCCCATTGCCATTGGTTTACGTACAGATGAACCATAAGCGTAGGTCTTCATCATGTTACCGCCCTTGCCCATCTTCTTCATTTCGCCACCGTGACCCAT